ATGAGATTAAAAATTTGATCCATTATAATGATAAAAAAGATTTTAATAAATTAAAAAAGTTTTTTGAAAATTCTAATAAATATAGTATTGGTAATTTCATTGAAACGAAAGATGATAAAAGAAAATTAAAATATAATATTTTACGAACGGAGACGGAGACGGAGCCTGAGATGGATAAAAAGTCCTTCGAAATATGTGAAAATTATATTTTATTATGTCATGCGTTATCAAATATTAATAAATATACTAATGTTGATGTTGTTAAAAATATGCTAATATTTCTTAATTTATGTGAAAAAGAATATGATGAAAATAACAGATCGGGATATAAAATTAGCAAAGTAAAAATTAATAAAGAAGAAATAGAAAATGAACTAAAATCACATACTAATTTAACAATAAGTTTTATTCATGAAACAGTAAAAAAATTAGATATTTTTGATTATGATAATAATAAAGAAATAGAAAATGAAGATTTTGAAACATTTTTAAAAAATTTAGAAATTCTATATAACGAAAATTATATTACTTATGATTCAGATAAAAACACTTTTTTGTCTTCTTTGTCTCCAGATAATAAAAAAATTAATGCTAATGAATCTCTTGCGAAACTAAGATCAAGAGATAATGAAAGTATAATTATATATACATTTAATGATAATTTAAATAATTATAAAGATAATATTGAAACTTATATTATTGATGATTTAAAAAAAGATGATTTAGAAGAAATATATAATAATGATAACGACGAAGAATATGATAAACAACGATTTAAATATATTATTACTTTTAAAAATGATAATTCAAATCCAAGAAATTTATTGAATACTTTTGGATGTATATTTTCTAATGATACAAAATTTGCTTTTGATAAAAATTTAGGTTTTATTGGAAAAATTATGGCTGGTACATTATTAGATACAGAATTAAAAAAATCGGAAATAAATAATCAATCAGATAAAAAAATATTTTTTATTTCAATGTTAACAAAACATGAATTAATGAAAGAAGATAATATATCTATAATAAATGGAGATTATTTTAATAAATTGATTAGTAGTCCATATAAAGATTATTATAAAAGAGAATTAAAAGATAATTATAACAAATTTAAATTGTATATAAATATTAATGGTATTTTATTTGGCATGTTTACATTTATATTAATATTTTTAATATCATTTATTGTTTATAAAAAAATTATTAATAAAAATATAATTGATGAAATTAATTTTTACTTATTAAATACAAAAACAAAAAAAGGCAATGATTATATTATTATGTTATTTGTTTGGATAGTATCATTTATCATTAAACAAAAAGACAAAAGTATTGTTCCATCTATATCTTTATGTATTGCTTTTTTAATATTTTTAATAATATTGTTTCAATTAGATTATCCATATAACTATATCTGGATATTTATTCTTTACTTATTTCCTTATTTGGTTTTAAGATATTATTTATCTACATCTACAATATTTGCATTTATATTTTTTATAGTTGTAATAATTATATTAATTTACATTAAAAATATTTTAAAAAATAATAATGATAATGTTAAGGGTAAAAATATTTTATCAGAATTTATAAAATCATTAATAATATATATAATAGTTATTATTGTATTAGTATTTATCGGATATGGAGTAAAGATGTTTTCATCAAATAACTTTACATTTGATACAAATAAAAATAATTATATTACTGATATTATATCAATATTCATTATATTAATATTATCAATATTATTAATATATTACATTTTACAATAATAATGATGTTTATTATATCTATATATTTAATATAGCATTATATTCTATAATTAAATTTATTATTTAAGGATATACCATAATAAAATAATTACGGTATGGATAATAGTGAATATATTTTAAATATTAAAACAATACAAGCATCTACGTTTAAGCAAGTTATAGATGCTTTAAAAGAGATTTTAATGGATGTTAATTTAGAAATAGATGAAACTGGTATTAAAATTGTAGCAATGGATAACACACATATTGTATTAATTCATTTAAAATTAGAAGCCGACAAGTTTGAAATATATGAATGTACAAAAAAAACATATGTTGGTATTAATATGTTAAGACTACATGCTCTTATAAAAACTATAACAAATAATGATATATTGTCATTATATATATTAAAGGATGATCCGAATCATCTTGGTATTACAATAGATAATAATGATAAAAATTATAAAACAAATTACAAACTTTCTGTATTAGATATAGACGTATTAAATATACAAATACCACCTGTTGATTTTCATACTATAATTAATATGCCTTCTAATTATTTACAAAAAATTATAAGAGATATGCATAATTTAGCTGAATTTATTGAATTTAGAAATATAGGAGATAAATTAGTTTTAAGTTGTAAAGGTGATTTTTGTCACCAAGAAACAATATTGGGATCAGAAAAATCTCAAGCAATAACTATAAAAAAAACAGATAATAGTGAAGAACAAGAAATTATTCAAGGTATATTTAGTCTTAAATATTTAGCAATATTTACAAAATGTACAAACTTATCTAATAATGTTGAAATATATCTTAAAAACAATTACCCAATAATATTAAGATATACGATTGCATCACTTGGTGAAATTAAATTATGTTTATCTCAACAAGATATATCATAAAAAGATAAACATAAAAATAATTAAGGTTTATTTATATTTTTGCATATTTTAGTAAGTTTTGGATTTAAGATAAATTCAAAATATATATCCTGTATTTTATATAATGTATTTTTTAATACAGTTAGTATTGCATTTAAACATCTAAAATAATTATTTGAATATATAATATCTTTATCATTTATAATATAACAAATTTGTTTTTTTATTTCATTAAATATATCGAAGAATCTATTCATTATAGTTAACATATTACCAAATACCTTTAAGTATCAAAAATCAGCTTCAATACTGAATTTGCGCAATTCTGAATGTTCTTTTTTACTTCCAACATTTGCTTTACTGTATTGTGATACACGACTTTCAAAAAAATTTGATTTAGTTTCGATAGAAATACGCTCCATAAAAGGAAACGGGTTTGAAGAATTCCAAATCTTATTGTAATTTAACTGAGAAAGAAGTCTATCTGCTACAAATTCAATATAAAGACACATCAAATCAGAATTCATACCTAACATAGAACACGGGATACTATCATTAATAAAATTCTTTTCAACTTCAACAGCTTCTCTAACTATTTTATGTACGCTTTCTTGAGGAAGTCTATTTTCTAGTTTTGAATATAGTAGTATAGCAAATTCAACGTGCATTGCCTCATCTCGACTAATTAATTCGTTTGAAAAACATAGACCTTGCATAAGTCCTCTTTCTTTGAGCCAAAAAATACTACAGAAAGCTCCACTAAAAAAAACTCCTTCAACTAATGCGAATGCTAGTAATCTTTGTGAGAATGGTGCGTTTACATCTTCAATCCATCTAAAGCACCAATCAGCTTTTTTCTTAATACATGGCATATAATTAATAGCATTTAGTGCTTCTTCTTTTTCTTTAACATCTTTAAAATAAGTATCAATTAAAAGAGAATAAGTTTCTGAATGAATATTTTCAATCGACATTTGAAATGCATAAAAAAATTTAGCTTCTAAGACTTGTACATCATTTAAAAAACGTTCACCTAAGTTGATATTTACAATTGTATCACTTGAACTAAAAAATGCTAAAATATGTTTAATAAATAATTTTTCATTATCACTTAGTTTATTAAAATCATCAACATCTTTACTTAAATCGACTTCTTCAGGTGTCCAAAATGCACTAACAGCTTTTTTATACATAACCCACATATCATTATGTTCTATTGGAAAAATAGTAAGGCGATTTGAAGGTATTAATAGCATTTCATTATTATGGTTAGTAGGTTTCATTGTTATTATATATTATAGATTTATTTTTATATATATTATAAATTATTTAATTTCATTATAAATATTATAAAAATAATATATTAAATTATTTAATTTCATTATAAATATTATAAAAATAATATATTAAATTAATGCGTCACCAATTGCATTTAAACCACTTGCTGCAGCAAGAGGTTTAAACATAATTGATAATATTAACCAAATCCAACTTACTCCAATTATTAGAAATCCTACAATTATCATTCCAAGACCAAAATAATAATTGTTTTTTCCAACCATATAATTATCTGGATTTGATGATTCATAATATATAGATACTGACTGATTTTCATTTATTATTTTTGAACCCATATAGGTTTTGGTATATTCATTACCATCTACTTTATAAATTATGTCAGCATAACATGTTACAACGGTTTTATTGCGATTTTTGCTATCAGTTACAATATCTTTTTCACATTGAACATTTTTATATTTACCTAATACTTCATCTGTTTTCTCACTATCAGAATTTTTAAGCCAAAAACCAATATATATAACTATTCCAAATATTATTGTAATAGTTATAGTTATAAAAACATTAGTAGCTATGCCAATATTTGCTGCCGTTGAATATATTGGATCTAAAACTTCTTTATTTGCTTTTATATCATTAATTGTGTTAGTAATTAATCCATTATTTTTTGACACATTTGCATTATTTAATTGTTGATTATTTACGGTTAGCAAATTGCCACCTATTTTCATTACTTATCCTATTATAGTTTTAGATAATTACGCTGAACATAATACACAACTATCTCCGTTATCTTCAGAGCATATCATTTTTTTTCTTGCAAATTCGGGATCTATAGTAAATTGTTGTGTTTTAGCTTTAGGTTTAGTTCTTAAATAATAAGAACCCGTTTTTAGTCCTTTTGAGTGACCATAAAAATGCATTGATGATAATTTTTGAAAATCTGGATCTTCCATAAAAATATTTAGACTTTGTGTTTGGCAAATATATTTACCTCTATCCGCAGACATATCAATAATTACACGTTGTTTAATTTCCCAAGAAGTTTTATAAAGATCTTTCATATCTTGATCTAATTCTGAAATATTTTGAATACTACCCTCGTGTAGGATAATAGTATCTTTCATTTCTTTATTCCAAAGCCCTTTATTAATTAAATCTCTAATTAAATATTTATTAATAACAATAAATTCCCCACTCAATGTTTTTCTTTGAAAAATATTATTAGTAAATGGCTCAAAACTTTCATTAAATCCCATAATTTGTGATGTTGAAGCAGTTGGCATTGGAGAAATTAGCAAACTATTTCTAACTCCATATTCTTTAATATCCTCTCTTAATTTATCCCAATCATATCTATCGCTGGGCTTTTTACCCCATAGATCAAATTGAAATAGTCCCTGTGATATTGGACTTCCTTCAAATGAGCTATATGCTCCCGCATATTTTGTTTTAATAAAATCGAATTCGTATTCGTTAACATATTTTATAATATTTTCATAATTGTTTTCTTTTACCATATCATTTATAATAGCAAATCTTTTCTTTGATAGTTCCATTGATGATTCTACTGCTGCGTGATATATTGTTTCGAATATTTGCTTATTTAATTCTGATGCTTCTGGACTTTCAAATGGATATTTGAATATCATAAATACGTCAGCCAAACCCTGTACACCAATACCAATTGGTCTATGTTTAAGATTCGATACTCTTGCTTTTTCTACTGGATAAAAATTAATATCAATAACCTTATTTAAATTTTTTGCTACAACTTTAACTACTTCGTGTAATTTTTCAAAATTAAATACACCATTTTCTACATATGTAGGTAAACAAATTGATGCTAAGTTACATACACCCGTTTCTTCAGGTGAAGAATAGATTAATACTTCTGCGCATAAATTGCTTGATTTAATAGTTCCCAGATTTTTTTGATTACTTTTTCTATTTGCTGCATCTTTATATAGAATATATGGAACTCCTTGTTCAATTTGGGCTTCAAGGATTTTGAACCACAAATCTTGTGCATTGATCTGTTTAATGAATTTGCCTTCATTTTCATATTTTTCATATAATTCCTTGAATTCATCTCCGTAAATTTCACTTAATCCCATACATTGGTCAGGACACATTAAAGACCATTTCTTATTTTCTTTTACTCTTTCCATAAATAAATCAGACACCCATAGTGCCAAAAATAAATCTCTACATCTTTCTTCTTCGCTTCCGTGATTTTTTTTAAGCTCTAAAAATGATTCAATATCACTATGCCATGTTTCAAGATATACTGCAATACTTCCAAGGCGCTTTCCTGCCTGATCAATATATCTAGCTGTATTATTAAATACACGCAACATTGGAATAATACCATTAGAAATACCATTAGTTCCTCTAATATTGCTACCTTTTGATCTAATTTGATGAATATGAATACCAATACCACCTGCATATTTAGAAATTAAAGCCATTTCTTTCAATGATTCATAAATTCCACACACACTATCGTCGTTTATACTGCAAAGAAAGCAACTACTCATTTGTGGTCTTTTTGTTCCAGAATTAAAAAGAGTTGGTGTGGCGTGTGTAAAATATTTATTACTCATTAAATCATATGTTTGCAATACTTCTTTGATATCATTACCATGTATACCAATAGATACTCGCATCCATAGATGCTGTGGTCTTTCTACAATTTTTTCATTAAGTTTGATAAGGTAAGCTTTTTCAAGCGTTTTAAAACCAAAATAATCAAACAAAAAATCTCTTTGATAATCAATATAATTATTGAGCTTTTCCTTGTTTTTACATACAATTTCATATAATTCTTCAGAAATTAAGGGAGAATGATTATTATGAATATCTTTATTATCATATAAAATTTGAATTGTTTCGCTAAATGATGGTGATGTATTTTTATGATGATTAGAAATAATAATACGCGATGCCAATGTACTATAATCTGGATTTTCAATTGACATACTACTACATAGATATGCTGCTAACTCATCAAGTTCACGTGTTTTAACTCCATCATAAATACGAGTACATACTTTTTGAGCAATTTCATATACATTGATATTTAGATCAGAAGATAATTTTTTAAGCCTCATGAGAACCTTATCGAAACTAACATCTTCATATTCTTTGTTTCTTTTAAGAACACGCATATTATTTATCTGTTATACACATATATATATATTTTTCTTATATAACTTAATAAAAATAAATTTAATTATTTACAATCATAATCCAATATCACACCAGAAGAAGTGTTAATATATCCTTTAATTTTTAATTCTCCAGAATGCTCTTTTTTATGACATAATTTACACAACGTTACCAGATTGTGTTTACTATTTTTATGATATGATACAAAATAACCATCTTCATTAGCATTTTCTTGATATATAATATGATGAGTTTCTTCAGCAACACCATCACATATTTTACATTTATCAACAATAACTTTTTGATTATATCTTGATTTTTTATTTTTTACAATATCTTTACTAATTCCTTCAACTTCTTTTCTTATTTTTTCGGCATTTTTCATAAAATCTAATGGCATATCAAGTGATTTACACACTTCAATACCATATATTTTTGATCCCTGTCCTTCTTGTAATTTACGATCGTAAACAATTCTATTTTTTTCATCAATTGTAATACGAATATGTTTTATTTTCAAAATATTACTATATACATGTCTAGATATACACTTAATTTTTGTTAATTCATGTAAATGTGATGCAAATATAAAACAAGCCTTTTTTTTAATTAAAGTATCGATTCCACTCGCTACAATAGATATACCTGATATAGATTCTGTTCCACAGCAAATTTCGTCACCAATTACTAAACTATATTTGTTACATCTCTGTAGTATATTACGCAATTCTGTCATTTCAACTGTGAAACTTGACATTCCTTTATAAATATTATCCATACCAGATATACGTGTAAAAATACTATTATATGGATAATATGACATACTTTCTGCAGCAACATACATACCCGCCTGTGCCATAATTATATTCAATCCAATTGCCTTCATAAATGATGATTTTCCAGATGCATTTATACCATATAATAATATACCGTCTTCATTTATTTCAACGTCATTTCCTACATATTCTATATCATCTTGTATTCTTTCAATTATTGGATGTCTCATATTTTTTATTGAAATAAATGAAGAAAGTTTTTTTGTTTTTTCTATATCTATTGTAGGTCTTTTATAACAATTCTCATAAGCATTTTTTGCACAACATGAAGCAATATCAATTCTAATCAAATATTTTATTAATTTATCTAATATTTCATTATTATTTTCAACGAAATTGTTCATAAATTCTGTATATTTATTAAATACTAATTTTGATATTTTTTCATTATATGTATTTATATTATTTGATTCTTTAGCAATTTCGTTATTAGTAATTTTATAATTTTGCGAAGCATTCATTATTTTTGTATTAAAATTGTTCATTAAATTCTTATTTTGTTTAACAGCTGTTTCGTATCTTTTTTTTGTAATTATAATATAATATCCTTCTCTATCATTATTATCTATTTTACAATATGTGCTATCATTTTTGCCCAAACTTATAATTTGATTTGTATAATTTTCTATTATTTTTAAAGATTCATGTGATTTATCTACATTTTCATCAATATCTGGATAAACTCCTTTTTTAAAAAAGTTTCCTAGATTATTTTTATCAGTTAAATTATATTTAGATGCATTATCGAGATCAATATAATCTTCAAATGATGAAATAATATTATTTATTTCTTCTAATGTTATACCTGGATCATTTATTTTAAGATCATTATATATTTTAATAGCATAACAAATAGATTCGTTGAAAACAACCCATTCTAAAGGGGGCATTTTATTTAAAATCATTTTTCTCTTCATTCTTTCGAGATCAACAATATTTGATAGATATTTACGTATTGTTTGAAATTTTTTTTCTTCAATTAAAAAATCAATATCATTATATGATTTATTAATATTATCTATATTTATCATTGGTAATAAAAGTTTATCTTTAAATGCTCTTGATCCGAATGCTGTAATACATTTATTTAATATATCTATTAATGGTTTGTCGTGTTGATATAATTTAAGAATATTAAGTTGGACAGCAGAATTATATTCAATTGTCATATTTTTACAATTTTCAAAAATTTCTGGATCTTGAAGTTCTTTAATAATATCTGAATTATGTTCGTATGCAAATTGTAGTAAACAGCAGAAAGCTACTCTCGCAATTGTAAATCTTTCTAAATTAAGTAATTCAATTATTGATATTATACCCTTTTTAACAAAAAAAGCTTTATCTAAAATTTCTTTTTGATTAATAATATTGTTGAAAAATTTAATATACTCACAATTTTCCCACATATAATGAACTAAAATTTTATTGATATTAAGTTTTTTTAATATTAGTTTTCTTTCTTCATCTTTGAGAGGCACACTGAGTATTACTAATTCTATTGGGTTATACGTGCTAATAAAACGAAATATTTCATCATAAGCAAATTCTGGATCCTGTTTTGTTGACCCAGCTTCATATACAAAAGTTTTCCCTGTAGACAAATCTATTCCAGATATACCCGCAATTACAAATCCATTAATGATTTCATAAAATATGACCATCATATAATTACTTTGTTTATTGAATATATTGATATTTGCACCAGGAGATAAAATTTCAGTTACTGAACGTTTGGGATTTGGGGGTTCTGTTACTTGTTCTACCAATACAATTGTATAATTATTATTAAGTAATATTTGAGTAAATTTTGATATAGAATGTAGAGGAAAACCTGCCATAATAGGATTTGAATGTGAAACTTCAGTATTTGATTTATTCTTTCTTGAAGTTTGAATACCACATAAATCAGCTATTACAAATACATCATTTTCAATTATATTATCGGTAATTGTATATATTTCGAAAAATGATCCAACTTGCATGAGTACAATACATCTATCACCGTATTTATCTTTGTATGTTTTTGTATATTCAAGATATTCATCAATAATCATTATCTATTTCATATTATTATATATATATATTGTTTAAATAATTTTTATATAAAAATTAAAATAATAATAATATTTAAAATGGATAAAAATAGTTTTGATCAAGTATTAGAAAAATTAAAAAATATAAATTTTGATAAATATAACTTACAAGATAATGTTAAATTAGAGTTTTATAAATACTATAAACAAGCTACATTGGGTGATTGTAATAAAGAACGCCCATGGCCCGTTTACTATAAAGATTGTTCTAAATGGGATGCTTGGAAAAGTGTTGAAGGAATGTCTAAAGAAGATGCTAAAAATAATTATGTAGATTGTTATAATAGTTATTTAATTAAATAAATATCAATAAGACTAAACTGTGCGTTTGCTGTAGTAATAAGTAGTAGTCTAATATGGAATATCAATTATATTAATTTATATTTTTTTAATGTTTTTTCATAATTATCAATACCATATTTTACGTGTTCTCTAATAAATATTGAAATTTGTAAAAATATAAGTTTATGTTTATAAATCATATCTACGTTATAATTTCCCAATGTTTCTATATCATTAACTATTATTGAATATATTATATATATAATATAAATAATTAATAAACTAATAAGTATAGGATATTTAAGTATTGTTATTGAAATATTAATAATTAAATATCCTATACCTATTAATATCATCCATATAATTTTAATTAAATATAAAATTATTTTACGCCCATTAGGAAAAGCTGATGTAATAGTCATAATTGCCAATAATATTAATAATATTGCTTTTAAATATGGTCTTGCTGCGTTATATAATTGTTTTGACATATTTATTGGAAATAATATTGTATAAGTAATAACATGCATAAATATCCAAATCATAAATCCAAGTACGTTTGATGTAATATAAAAAATTAGCATTATCGGGAAATTTATTAAATATTGTAGCGAAAATGATAAAAGTTGTAACCAAAATAATAAATAATATAATGATGTTATTAACGCAATTGATAATACTATTATAAATGCTATAGTTGGTAATGAATTAAAATATTTAAAAACATATTCGTAGTTATTAAATGATGCTAATACTTCCTTATCTATTTTAATATTATTATTTACTCTTTCATTAAATTGTGTATTTATACTATCATCATTATTATTATCATCCTCATGATTATCAACAATTTTTTCTATAATTTTATAATTTATTAGTCTAGAATAAAATAAATAATCTGATGTAAAACATAATTTTATAGAATAATCTAGTATATGATATAAAAAATTATTAAAATTATTATCATATTGATCACCTGGAATTGTTATTTCTTTAAATTTTTTTATCGATTGTTTACTTAAATAATAAGCGTATTGAGCACCACAATATTTTCCCAAACCTAATGGTTTACTAATATTTATTTTATCTTTTAAATATGTTAAATAGTATTTATCCTTATCATCAAACAAATAATAAAATTTATCTATATCTTTTTCAATTAATTTTTTTATATTTTGAATTTGAGATTTATTAAGATTATCTTCAGTCTCCGCCTTATCTATATAAGAATCTTTAAGTACTATATCAGTTATATCTTGAATATAAGTATGTATATTTAAAATTGCATTTTGTATATCCTCCTTAAAAATTTTTTCATAATTACTATTACTTAATATATTACTATTGAATTCGAATTCTACAAAATCTTTAATGTCAACACCAGATGCATCATTAATTACAACATTTTTATTAATATTGTTTTTAATTGTCCCGTCATTCTCTTTTTTAATATCATAATATTTACTAAGTATATCAATATAAGAATAACTATTTTCTTCAGTATAGATTTTACATATAGGTAATTCATCAAATTCAGATTTATAATACGTTAATATAATACATATTAATGCTATTGGATCATAAGGTATATAATCTTTATATTTTCCATTTTCAAATAATTTAATATCAACACACGAACCTATATTAGCAGGATTACTCGATACTACCTGATTATTTGTACATTTATCATAACATTTTCCAATACTCCATGTATTTTCATATATAGAGGATACATTTTCACTTTTTATATTATTTGTTAAATAATAATGTGGTATTGTAAACCAGTCATGCCATTTTTCTAATCCAAATTGGTAACAATGTTCATCTATAGGTTTTTCAGAATAATATTCCCCGACTAATTTTATTACTTCATTATCAATAGTAAGTAGATTATTAGATTTAAATATTTTATTATTTATTTTATATTTATTATTTTCTTCATCGAAAAAATTTTTATTATCTTCTTTTATTTTAGAACACTTATCCTGATTCATTATTTTATGGTTCTTATTTAAATTTATGACAGAAAATTAAGTATTTATTATATATTTGTATAGTCGTTATCAAATGGTGGTTTGATATTGGTTGATGATTCTTGTTGTTCATCATTTACATCAGGATTACAATCAATTTCTTTTATAACACAATCAGTATCAAAATATTCGTTATCTTCACATTTAACTTTATATGTATTATCTACTTTTGAAAATGTTATTTTTGGTATATCTATATTAGAAATTTCTTTAAATTTAAATGGCTTGGGTTTATAATGATGTGATACTTTATCATCATTATAAAAATGCATAATATAGTCTACTCGTTTTTTATCATCAGATCCAATTTTTTCTCTATCAGTCAAACTCCATTTTTCACTATATGCAAAACTTCTTGTTATATCATCAGCTGTTTTCTTAACATCGAATAACATTCCATTAATATCTTTTATAATATTAATAAAATCTACATAAGCCTTTGATATATCTTGTGGTAAAGCTACAATAATCGAATATAATGTCTTTTTATTAGATTCTTGTTCTATAATAGTTACTGATTTAGGCGAAGATTTAGGTTTTATAAATACACCAAGAAGTATTGCAATTAATGCTATAAGTACTATAACTCCTGCAAATACACTATTTATTTGAGTAGTTGTGAATTTACTTAAAAATACTAAAATTTTATTAATCAAAAACTTACAAAAATTATATATATATTCAATTAATATAATTAGTAATTTAATAAATGTCTTTGCGCCCATAACAGTATATTTCGCCAATAGTTTAAAAACCATACTAATAATTACATTATCAGATAAATCATTTTCTTGCGCTTCTGATCTATTATTTTTAATATTTTCAATTATTGCGTTCCTAATTTCACTACCATATAAATTTAATTTTTTTAAATTTGATTTATTTTGTTCACTAAAAACATTAAATTCTTCATTATATCTTTTTTTTTTTTTTTATATATTCAGGTGAAGCATCAACTATATAAAATCTTGTTTTTTCAGATTTATACATTTTTTTATTATCATTTGTTATATGATAATAAATTTGATTATTATCACTGTTAATTAGCATTTTAGTATTAATTATTGATAAATTTATATTATTATCTTTGTCAGTATTATATTTATCATTTAAAAAATCTATTATTTCATTATCTTTAATTATTTCTGCTCCCTGATCTTTCAATATTTTTTTATTTGAGTCATCATTATCAATAAGTTTCCAAACTCCATTTGATGAAGTATCTACTTCAAATGGTAATACTGGAATTGGCATAAAATTAGAAGCATCATTGATGGTTTTCCACAAACCATCATCATCATTCATTGAATTTTTAAAAAAAGATTGTAATTTAAATAAAGAAGTATCAGTATTTATACTTGCAGTATTTTGATGTTTTTTGGAAATTTCGTCTAGTTTTTTTTTACCAGCATCACGTATATCTCTTTTTTTTAATAATTTGTATCTTTCTGCTCGTGTAATATTAGCTCCACTATCTACATTATATGGTACAAAAAATCGTATATGTTTGCCATCATTTAAAATTACAACTATTTTATTTTTTTCAGAATTTTCTATTTTATTAATTTCATCTAATGTTTTATTAGATGAATAATTTGTATCATCTGCATTTTCAGTCGTATCGCAACTATTAAACCCTTCTCTATATTTTTCATTGAATAATACTAGATTTATTTTTGATGCATTGGTACTTTCTTCGAGATATTTTACGGAATTATCTGTTATTGTTTTGTTTTCCCAATCAAAAGAATCATAATTTATAATTATTTCTATATCTTTTGTTAAAAAATGTTTATTATCTAATAAATGTTTTTTAATATGTTTTAAATTACTATCATCATCTTTCAATTCTAATATATAATAATCATTGATATCAAATAGTTGATCTTCATTTGATGATCTACCCTTATCACGTAAAATATTTATTAATTTTTTGTTAATATCTTCTTTAAGCTTATCATAGTTAATCCCTTCTTTTATATCAACACATTTTACTTTATAGATACGTTTCCATACTGCAAATTTATCTATATATTCATAACCATCATCATCAATATCTTTAAATTCGAGTTTTGTTTTATCTGTAAATCCTAATTTATCTTTAGCTTTTTTAAAAATGTTATTATCCCCTTTGAAAATTTTTCTTTTGCTATTTATTAAGTTATTTAAAGAAAATTTTTCAACATCTTTTTTTTCAGTCATTTTTATAAGGTTTCTTTAATAATCAAAAATAATATTATTTGACACATTTATAATGAATGAAAATAATTGTTATACTTAGTTAAATATGCAGGAATATATATATATATTCATCATACTATTAATATATACATCATTATATTTTATATTTACAGATGAGTTTTCAATATATCAAACAGATATAGATCATTTTAATTTTGATTTACTGTACTCGAAGCAACCAATAGTTATTAATAACTTAAATTTAGAATTAAAAAATGTATTATATAAATGGTTTTCATATAATATAATTAAAAATAATATAATACTATTTGATGATTGGGGTAGAAATAAATATAAATATTTATTAATTAGTTCAAAAGATTCTGTTGAAGTTACTCTATGTAATCCTAAAACATCAACTACAAATGGTATTCCAAATGAGTCTAATGATATTTCAACAATAAAATTAAATAATAAATCATTAATTATACCTTTTAAATGGTATTATCATATATCATCAAATAATGTAGAAATTTATGGGATACATGATTATATAACATATATGTTAGAGTTTTTTTAAATATAGCAATGTAAACTGATGTCATCGACGGGGTTCGAACCCGCGCGTGCTTATGCACAACAGATCTTAAGTCTGTCCCCTTAGACCGCTCGGGCACGATGACAAAAACGCCAATAAGGCTATATTTAATGTAAAAATGAGTTTCAAGGACTACTTCCTTGTTATCTATATATATAGAACAAATCCTTATATATTTTTAAAAAATGATACAATTTTTAAATTATATAGTATAATAATGGACGAATTAATTGATGCTCTCGATTCTACTTCACTTACAAGTAAAGAATCACAAGAACTTATAGAATATATTAATACGATAGATATTAATATAGATGTTAAAAAATGTCTTTCATATCTTATTGAAAATGATAACCACTGTGATTATCTAACAATTTTCAATATATGTGTGGAAAATGATATTGAATTACCTCCGATGTAAAAATGAGTACATAATTTAAAAATTATTTATTTTTATAATATTATTTCTATTTTTATATATTTAGATAATTATGTACTCATTTTTTCTTCTTCTTAATAACTTTGGATTCTACAATACCCTTTTTATCATTATCGTATTCTGTAATCACATTATCGCGATGTAATCCCCATTCATTTTCTAATTCAATAAGATCATTAAGCCACATATCTTCAATATTTGTATTTTTAAGTGATTTTAATTTAGCATTTAAATCATTAAATTCTTTTTCTAAAATAACCTTTCTATCATATGTTAATTGCGAAATAGGCATCTTAAGAAGATAATTATATTGTTTAAATTTTTTATTATCTGAAATATTGTCAACACCAGTATCTTCTTCTCCTTCAACTCCAGTTGTATCAATCGGTGTATATTTGAGTTCAATAAGTTTTGCAACGATATCTGATAGTTTTTTATTCATTATTTGAATTTTACCTGCAATTACATCAAGAATAAATTTCATTTTATTACTTAATACATTAGCATCACTTTCCATAATTTTAATTTGATATACTTTGCGTTCATAGTATTTAAGAATACGTATTTCGGACCACTCTTTAATAATTTCACTTGTAGATTCGTATCTCCGAATAGATCCTTCTTCGCAGAACAAATGAATATTATTTATACTCAAATTTTTACTTGAAGCCAATTTAAATAATGTTTCAAATTTAGATTCTATTTTGGATTTAGCACTATTATTAAAATGAAGTAAAAATCTAACATTTTTAGAAGTATAATGATTTTCAATATACTTTAAATTATTTAAACCATTTGTAATCATATTTTCTAAGAAGTCTTTATAATCTTCAGTCCATGTACCCACTGGTAGTTCTGTAATTTCTACTGTTTGATCATCAATCCATTTATATACTCCTTTACTGATATAAGAATTCTTTTCAGCCTTTTCAATAGTTCCTTTGAATCCAAGATAATAAGGAATAAAATTTTCAATATCAAGAACATTCAAAATATCATAAATCATATCTAGATCCTTATCATTATTAATGCTAATTTTAGAGCTTTTAATAACATTACAAATTAGTTTGCAAATATTAATAATTTCACCTGGATTATATTGGGGGACATTTGTAGAATAACCAGTTCCAATACCTATACCTCCATTAACCAGAATCATTGGAATAATAGGGATATAGTATTCTGGTTCTATTTTTTGCCCATCATCATCTAAATAATTTAATATTAAATTATCCTCTTCTTTAAAAATCATTCTTGTAAGTTTAGATAATACAGTAAAGATATATCTTGGAGATGAAGCATCTTGACCTCCTTGGCAACGACTTCCAAATTGACCATTTGGATTTAATAGATTAATATTATTTGTACCAACGAAAATTTGCGCCATCCCGACTATAGCTTGTTGTAGTGAATTTTCTCCATGATGATATGCAGATACTTCACTAACATATCCTGATAATTGTGCTATCTTAATTTCATTAGTATAAAGTTTTCTTTTAAAGCATGCATATAGAATTTTACGAGTGCTTTCCTTAAGACCATCACATATATGATTAATTGAGCGTTGTAAATCTCTATTTGAAAAGTGAATCAAATCCTTATCAACAAATGATTTGAAGTCAACGTTCTTTTCAGAGTAATCAAGAACACGATCTTTATCGTAGTTCTGAAGCCAAAGTTTTCTATCATCTGCGCGTTTTTTATTAAAAGCTAAATCAATAACTTCATCAGCGTTATCATCATATATATATGTGATTTTATTCATTTTTTTAAAATATTCTTTTGCTTCTTGATCACTGGAAGTTCCAAGACCCTTGTAATATTTGATTTTCCAATTACCATTTTTAGCATCACTGGTTTCTAGCCAGTGTTCATAATCTGTCATATTATAGAATTCAATTACATCTTTTTTTGCATTTGTAGCTTTAATAATAGGTGTTAACATTGATGTAAGAAATCCTGGAATTTCATACAATTCATGCCACATACTTTGAAATATATTAAATATTAGGCCTTTGATATGGCTTCCATCGTGATCTTGATCTGTCATAATCATAATAGAACCATATCTAAGTTGGCTAACATCAGTATATTTCTTATTTTGCTCTAATCCAAGAATTTTTTTTATTGAAGTTATTTCATTATTATCAGAAATCTTTTGCAAAGTTGCATCTTTTACATTTAGAATCTTACCTCGAAGAGGGAATACACCATATTTATCTCTACCTATTACACTCAATCCAGAAATAGCCATTGTTTTAGCAGAATCCCCTTCTGTTAAAATCAATGTGCATTCAGAACTTTGTTTAGTTCCTGCAAGATTAGCATCATCCAATTTAGGAACAATAATGCGAGAAATTTTCTTACCATCTGTTTTAACTAACTTCTTTTTATCATAAAACTCAGTAATACTAAGAGCCTTGTCAACAATTCCTGATTTGTAAAGTTTATCATAGAACTTATCACTTAAATCACATTTTGAACCAAACTTAGCAACTGGTGTTGTAAGTGTTTCTTTACTTTGTGAATCAAAACTGGGATTTACAATAAGAGCCTTAACGAATATGAAAAGGTTATCCTTAATATGTTGAGATTTCACAGCTTTTTTTTTCTTTGTAAGAGTCATATCGACAAGATTTTTTGTTATCATATTTGTAATATACTCTATGTGTTTACCACCTTTAATTGTATTAATACCATTAACAAATGAAAGATATTCAAAAGATCCTGATTTAGATATTGAAGCAACAACTTCCCATCTTTCTCCACAAGCTTCAAATACACTTGGCTGTTCTTTTTTATCAAGAAATAAATCACAGTATTTCTCAAAATCTTTAATTGTTAATTTGGTACCATTAAAACTTACAGAAACTTCTTTGCATGTTGTTGCACAGGCATCAATTACCCTACGATGAAATAGCTTATAAATATCATCTGTAATATTATTAATGCCAAATTTTTTATAATCTGGTGTTAATGTTATTTGTGTATAAGGAGCTTTATTACATGCTTTTACAGTAGGGGATTCTTTTGATGTCATGTTATCTGTAAACTTTTGAGTATAGATTTTTTTACTATAATGATCTAC